TCACCGAGAGTAAAAGAATGAAAGCAAGATTATGGTTACCCCAAATGCATCTTGCTCTAGTTCAAATGTGACTGTATTGCCTGTGATAGTCAGGCTGTTTATTTTTACTCTGAAAGTGCTACCTAAAGAAACCTCTTGATCAGGAGTGCTACGCTCTAATCCCCAAACGAACGAAAGCTTACCGCCAACGCCATTAGATGGCAGCGTGACGGAGTGAACGCCTGGGTAAAGGTCCTTTACACGTAAACACCAAAACAAATTGTATGGTGTCGCATCGTAAAGCACCTCTTTGCCAGCGTTATAAACAGCAAGAGCATAACTCATGTTAATTTACCCATTCTGCAAACTAAATTACCGCTATTGTCATAAACATCTATTTGATTATTTGATATTTGCATTCGTCCCTCGCCTGCAGTGTTTCCATTAATTTCAAATACACCGGACTTATCCAGTTTCCAGCCAGTATTTTGTGCAATATAGTTTGTTGATTCGATATAATCCCCGATCTTAGCGTTGGTGATTGTGCCATCACCAATAACAGCGCTGTTAATAAATACCTGACCACCTTGGACAGCAAAAGGCGTAGTGATAGTTGATGTTCCAGTAATTTTATTCACAATTGCAAATCTATCTGCAGTAAAGAGTACTTGCGATTGCATGCCTTCTGGCGTGTTCTCCACACCGATTGCCATGCCTGCGCCGTAATATTTACCGTCTGCAGTTACCCCAACTTTGATCGAGTACATTGCTTGCAGCTTGCCGTCTAACTCAGCTAACGCCGTTGATGTTTGCTGCACAGCGGCAGTGTTAGCGCCTGCAGTGGCCTGCACGGTATCTATGCGTTGGCCTAATGCGCTGTCGGCATTAGCACGGGCGGTTTGCTCTTGTTGGATTGCTGCAGTGTTAGCCCCTGTTGTGGCCTGCACTGTGTCGATACGTTGACCTAAGGCGCTATCAGCATTTGCTCGCGCTGTTTGCTCTTGCTGGATTGCGGCAGTGTTAGCCCCTGTTGTGGCCTGCACCGTGTCGATACGTTGACCTAAGGCGCTATCAGCATTTGCTCGCGCTGTTTGCTCTTGCTGGATTGCGGCAGTGTTAGCCCCTGTTGTTGCCTGCACTGTGTCGATACGTTGACCTAAGGCGCTATCAGCATCTGCTCGCGCTGTTTGCTCTTGTTTAATTAATGCAGCATTGCCGTTTACCGTTGCGGAAATACTGATGATTTGTTTTGCCAATGATTCATCTGCAGTGGCTCTCGCCATTTGCTCAGTGATGATTGCCGCCGCGTTTTTATCAATGGTAGCGGCAACAGTTTCAATACTTTTTGCCAATGCCTCATCAGCGGCAGCTCTTGCATATTGCTCCGACCAAACGCCAGCAAATACCACGGTTGATCCGGCATTCCAACCAGTATCGCCAGCCAATGGCGGATTAACTTGAGCAAAAATTCCATCAATACGTGATGATTCAGCAGTCAGTTTGCCATCAATCTCTTCAATTGATGTTTCAACTGTATCCACTCGCACAGTTAATGCGGCAAGCGCTTCACCGATGGTTGAGTACTCGCCTATTTTTTCCCAATAAGTCGCGTTTGTTGGTAGCGTTCCTGCTGGCACATCTTGCTTAGCCGAGTACAATTTGCCCTGATATTTTACTAATTGCCCACTAAAATAGGCGATATTGCTATCCCACTCTGGCGCCCCAGCGATGTCAGCGATATCCGCTTGCATTTGATCGATCTTGCTCTGTGCAACTGCAATATCGTTTTCAATATCGGGGATTTTATCGGTTTCGGCTTTAATGACTGGGATTAGCTCAATTTCATCTAGTAGTTCTTGCCCAAGTGCTGATGATGTAATGCGCTCGCTGAAGTACTCATCATATTTGGTTTGGTCGGTTGAGCTTTGGCCGTTTACAAAGTTAGACCATGGTCCCACGTTGCCTGTGCGGTCAACTAAACGCGCTCTAAACCAAAAACTCACCCCTGCGCTCAGGCCTGTCATGGTGTGGCTGTTTATGGGGTAGGCAAAATCACCTAACTTGATCATACCGTTGTCGTTATTGTTGGGGCCGTACTCAATTTCGGTGCGCAAGGTATCCTCTGCACCAGCAGGGAATAACCAATTTAACGCAATACCAAACACTAAAGGAGTTGTGGTGAACGAGGCTACCGCTGGCGGCAAGCCAGTTTTACCCGTGATATTGGTCAGATCAGAGGACTTAGGCACTGACGACACATCAACAGAGTTGATCGCGCGAACTCGAGCAATATATTGCCCGGTGTAAACGCCACGAATATCAACCGAGGTGCCGCTAGTTTTTGGCAGCTTAACCCACTCGCCTGAGTCTTTGCGCCATTCCACTTCGTAAGCCACTGCATTTTTGGCTGTGGCCCACTGAATTGTCATAGTCGTGACTGACAGTGTTTGCTCAGTAAATGTTGATTGGCTGATTGTCACTGTAGCTGGTGCTTGCTGCGCACCCACAGGCAATTTGCTAATTGGCCGATCTTCTAGCCGTGCGCCTGTATCAATGTATGGGTACTTGCTTGGGTTATGCTCAACTGCGGTGATCTCGTACTCAATGCTATCACTATTGGCTTTGGCGACACGCAGCACTCTAAATTGCTGTAGCTTTAGCTCGTCTGACTCAACCGACCATAACAGCTGTGGTAATGGCGTTTCGCTGTATTCAGTAGTTACCGTTACCACTCGGCCATTAACGGCCTCAATGGTACGCGCCTGAGCCTTGCCGCTGGGTAAGTTGATAATCAGGCGATCATTAACTGCGATTGTGGTCGCGCGGTCCAAAGTGATTTGTTTGCCGTTAACCGCCGAGATACGCCCACCAATGCGGCTACCTGCAATCAATTGGTCGGCAATTCCAATCACAAAGCCAGGTAAAGGAATGCTTCCATCCATGCCCACTTTAAAATTAACCGCGCGGTCATTGTTATTGGTATAAAGTGCCCACTTACCGCGGCGCTGCGCTTCTGATTCGCGAGTGCAACCTAATGCCGATAATTCGACTACATTGTCGCCATATCGGCGCTGTAATGCTTGATCTGATACAGAGGTAACATCGGATTCATAGGCGTTATCTGGGTTATCCCAGCTAATTAACGCGCGAGTGTACTTCACTTTTTCGCTACTGGATGAATAGCTAAATTTGCCGTCGATCACGTTGGCATTGGTGTAGATAAAATCCATATCGCGAGGCATATCGGCCACAGAATAGATTTGTCCGTTTGACCAGTACGTCATGCCACGGTAGATAGACGCCAAATCGCGTAGCACTTGCCACGCTTCTGTTGCTTGCTGAATGTAGATATTGCAGATATAGCGAGGCTCCATGCCGCCTTTACCGTTTGGTACAAGCTGATCGCAATACTGGGCAATCCGGTAAAGCTCCCATTTGTCCACCAGCGACGCATTGATGCGCTTTCCTGTGCCAAAGCGATCATCAAGGATAATGTCGTAACTCACCCAAGCAGGGTTATCTGTCCATGCGATTTTAAAGCTACCATCCCACACGCCAGTATATTGGCGGGTCAGTGGATTGTAGTTTGTTGGCACCTTTACTTTTCGCATAAAAGGTTCGCACGATACCACGGGGATATTCTGGAATTGGCTGGCATCAAATTCCACGTACAACAATGCCGTATTTGGATACTTTAGTTTGCGGTCAATTACATCGGTGATCGCCGCAATTTGCATTAAGTCAGCCACACGGTTGTTGTTTTGGTTTGGCGTGAGGCGGCGAATGCGTATTTGCCAGCTGTTACCAGCAGGTAAATCAATACGGTGGCTGCGCTCATAGGGCTGGGTAGTTTTGCCGTCAACCGCCGTGCTTAATACCGTTTGATAGCTACCGCCATTAGTAGATAGATCAATGGCGTACTCAATGCGATAGCCGTTTACATCACCGTTATCTAATTGCTGTTGCAGCGCTGGCCAGCGAAAGCGAACCCGCACAGCAGAGAGCAGTGAGTTTGTGATGGCGCGGGTGTAAGGCTGCTCTGATTTTAATTCAATCCCTAAGGCAACCTCGTTTTCAACTGCGGGGACACCAGGAATATAAGTTTGATGCACAGAGCCATGACGAAAGTCCCAAATCACACCTGGGAAGTTTTCAGCGCCATTGGCATCAAGCAATGGAGTGCCATCTAAAAATACATTTTTGCCGGATAATTGTCCCTCAAATTCACCTTCTCCGATCGCCAGCAAGATTTTAGCTTTGGCAATTGAGCGCAGATCATCAGGCGATTCAACCGGAGTACGCTGCTCGCTCTCACCTGCTTTCGCGCCATGGATAACGAGTTTTTGATTTAATGCTGGAATACCCATTCAGTTAAGGCTCCTGTTGATTGCCGTTGCCATTACCGCCACCGGATTGAATTGGGCGCTTGCTGGTTGCGATGTCTTCTGCATAAATGCCTGCACTAATAATGGCGCCACCAATGCGGCGCTTGCCGTAACCAATACCAACAGGATTACCAGCAGCAGTGGTATTTACCGCACCACCAAAGGCATAGCTTGGGGCGTTCTCAGCAGCTTCTCTGCCATTTAGTCCTTTTGCTTGCGGTGATAGCATTTGCACTACGCCACCAGCGACTAAACCCACGCCAGCCTGAACTAGCCACCCTTGGCCAAAATAAGCCCCAACAACGATCATCACTGCGCCTAAAATCGTCTGCAGAATGCCACCACGCTTACTGCCGCTAATAACAGGCACAATGCGAATTTCATTGGTACCGGCTAACTCAAATTCATCCATTCCGGTATTGCGTCCATTGCGAAAAATCGCATAGCGAAGGCCTAGCTTTGCCTGTTCTTTGATAAATAACTCAAATCCTTGAAGGGTATTTTTTAACGCGCTAAAAGCTTCGGTTGTGGTCCCCGTTTCGAGTAAGCGCTGGTGAACTCGGCCAAACCTAGAAGCTAATGATCCTGATAGTTTGATAGTGGTATGTGTGCTCATGGTGTTTCCGCGAAAACATGAATTTGAGGCAATAAAAAAGCCACCGATTGGGTGGCTTATTTTGAATGGTATTTTATTAAAGCTTTTCAGCTTCTTTGCTTACGCTTGTTCCTTCAAGTAGTCTTTCTGCAGCAATCCTATCAAGCCTATCGCTTTCATCTGCTGTCAGATTGTAACCGATCATCATTTTATTTTTTTCATGCTGAAACAAGAACTTTATGATTAGATAATCTTTTTCCCACTTAGCCCAAAATTGCTTGTTTTTTTGTGATGTTTCTATTGGGTCTGCAGTTTCAGAAGCATACCCGTATTTTTCAACAAGCGATTTTGTTAGTAGATCCTCAATTGAACTTGCTTCTACATCTTCAAACAAACTTTCTGAGTGCAGAATTACTTGTTTAAGACCATAATTATTAAAATAAAAACTTGCATTGAATGGCTTTTTTGCAAGCTCAATTTTAGTAGAAATAACTCTTGATAAATCTTTAATATCTGACGCATCGGTCATTTTTTGATCAACGCTGTTTGGATACATACTAAGTATTTTTTCAGCACTATCACCGTACATTGCACCTTTCCATAGTTCTTGTGAGCTTAGAAAAAATGAGCAGCAACACAATATAAACAATAAAATTATTCTCATATAATTCCTTATTAAATAAATTACTTAGCATCACCACTATGCCAACGACCTAACATACTGTAAAGTTTTTAGCCGTTTTATCCTGCGTAACGCACAATCAAGCGGGTATTGCGCTGCCAGTATCCACCGTAAATATCATGGCGGCTAAGGCGTCCATATAGATGATGCAGGATCTTGCCTTCGCCAACATAAACTGCGGCGTGATTAACTCGCTGACTTTGGATTTGCATTAAGATGCCATCGCCAATTTGTAGATCTGCTAGGTTGATATTTGGCAGCACCACAAATCCAGCTTTGGCAAATTTATCGAGGTATAGCTCTTGCTCGCCTTCCAACCAGCCGTCTTGGCGCTAAAAGTCTGGCAAATATGCAATAGCTGGCCATCCTTGGCCTTATCCATTTCTAATTTCTGATTTTTGCGCTGAACTTCATACCTTGAGCCACATTAGTTGACCAGAACTTGACATCAACATCATGTAAATTCCAGCCGTCAGGCTCACCGTTAATGCCGTCAAACGAATGATTGTCTGAACCTATATTACTGCGGTGGGTATACACCCCTACTCGGAACCACAGCGCCACAATCGTCTCACCTGTAGCACTAACAGTGTGACGAGATGCACCCTTATAGATAGGAACCAATAGCCCTTGCTCCTTGGCTAAGAAATAGGTTTCCGTCCCACCAGGCGCCCAGTTAGTAACATCAACACCACTGAACGTAACAGGCTGCACGTCAACTTCAATCTTCTCAAGGTCGGTATCCGCAAGGAATTGTGCTGATTCTTGTGGTGATAACATCACATAATACCAACCGTAGAACTTAGCCGCCCAGCGATCTATAAAATAACTTGTCGTTGCAGAGTACGGAGGTACTAAGTCAGACCGATTAGTCATGCGACCTGCATGATGTATACCGCGATTAACTCCACGGGTCATGCGCAGGCGTAAATCATCGGTGGGTAGGTTAGATGCATCTGGTACAACATAGCAGCCATGGTCTTCAAACAAACCATCTTCAATGACGAACTTGGTTGTATGCTCCGCAGTCTCATAGTCGTAAGCACCCCAGCCAGTATCAGGTACAGTGCAACGACCTGTGTTGTAACGTGGGCGGCAATACCAGAGTACCCCGTTTGCTAACTCTTTATAGCCACCAACAGCAGGGGCTGATGGTGCTTTTAACGATTCGAGCCATTCGGCTTCTGTACCAGAGAAGCCAGCATCAAATGCAACCTGATAAGCAGACTTACCATGATCGCCTTTATCACCTTTCCCACCTTTCAGGCTGTTTAGCCAGTCTAAATGAGACCCTTTATATCCTGCATCTAAAGCAATATCATATGCTGATTTACCAGCCACACCTTTTAGTGATTCCACCCACTCGGCCAGTGCCCCAGTAAACCCTTGGGCAACTGCTACTTCATATGCTGATTTACCAGTCGCACCTTTCAGACTATTGAGCCAATCAGCTGAAGAACCTTGGAACCCTTGGGTAACTGCTAATTCGTAAGCAGATTTACCATTAGCACCGCGAAGTGACTCTAACCAATCATCAACCGATCCATTAAACCCTTGAGCATGTGCTTGTGCGTAGGCGGAAATACCATCATTACCGGGTTTACCAACAGGGATACTAAACGCAAACTTGGTTTCACCTGATACTGACTGGTCAACAGTCACCAAGGGTGGCTCATTCCACGCTCTAGTTGTTGCAGTAGCGGTAACTAGACCGGGGTCATCACCGAAATTTCGACCCTGTGTTATCTCAACACGGATTGCACCTGCAGAGCTATCAATACCATTGGTTGACGTAAACGACCATAAATTACCCGCACCAGTGTAATTCGCAGTTGCTGATTCAGGCATTCCACCTGAATAAAAATATACTGTTGCATTAGCAGATGGGATTACACCTTCTGGCATTTCAAATGTATTAGTTGCACCTGGTACAACATCAAGCCCATCTGTACCCAATTTAAACTCTGTTGTGTAATTCATTTCTGGTGACCTTATAGACGAATAAAAGCATTGAGTACGGTAGATGATGGACGGTTGTCCATGGCTAGTTGTGTTTGTGAGTTAAGCTGAACCGATGCCGAGTGACCATGTTCCGGTATTTGTACGAGTGCATTATTGAACCACTCACGTCCTCTCCAATATGCGCGAGGGTAATTACCATTGGTATCTGTTGCGCCATCTGGATCACCGTTTGTATCTGTCGGTAATAGCAAGCTTGTATTCAGGTACGCAACTTTAGAAGGGTCACGAGAAATGTTCACATTGAAGTTGTTGTTTGGTAAGTGACGAACATCCATCATTACACTATTGGAACCAATGTAACGACCCATGGAACCACCAACGGAAATATTATTATTGTAATAACCGCCAGTGGCGTATTTATCCCGCAAGTCAGGGGAACCGTAGCCATGCAAGAGGCTCTGAGGTGCATTGATTGTAGTACCATCGCAACGGTGCCAGCCTTCACCCAATGTGTCCAATGGTGAATACTGAATTGCACCCACAGGGTATGATAACGGGCGAAGGTCACGTATTGAGAAAGGTGAACCGACACCGCCTATCACATAATCGCGGTCACAAATATATAACCCACCATATGCAGTGACCATTTCACCAGCTAAATAAGATTGGTTGAAGGTGAATGGGCGTGGTGCAAATTTCTGAATATGGTCTTGGTTGAATGGGTACTCCTGTGTTATTGAAATTATCACTTTGCGCTGTTGGGATGCGCTAGGAAAATCTAGTCTGCGAGGGTTTGATGCGTTATGCGTAAACTTTAGCGGAAACCCTTCCCCGTCACTTTGCACAGCAATATCGGCTGTTTTGTGTGTACCAACTGGGAGCGTGAGATAATTCACACCTGCGTTGATTGTTTGTTTTACATTTCTTTTAAACATGATTACCCCTGCGTTACATTGACTTGATTTAAATAAGTGTTAAACCTTGGCTCTTGTAGCTGATACCTTGGCTTTAAACTCGATAAGATCGATTGATATGAGGCTTATTCCGGCGGTTGCTGTTTTACATTGGGTTTTGAATCCAATATGCGCAGTGGCGTTATCTGCCCTGAACATTGCCGCAGTGCTGGTGTAGCTATAAAGCTGGGTGCCACTGTCGCTGTACAAGGTCACTTTAAAGCGATCGTCAGTGAGCATTTTGAATTTGCAGATGTACCACGTTGATGTTGATAGGGCGTAAGTTGAGCCAGTTTCAGTTGCAGCACTTGCTTTTACTATCCCGCCAAATGCATTACCGTTTTCAATAATCAACCCACTGCGGTCGCTAATACCTAACCCGATACTTGTTGAACCGATGACTGTTAATTGCGCAGGGTTAAATGCCGAAGGTGTCTTAAAATATACTGTAACTTCTAGTTCGGACTCCTTTGGGAATATGGCCATTAACATACCAGCGAGAAAACTGGCGTTTGCTGTGGTGCTTGACACAATGGGTTGCACACCGAAATGATTGCCTTCGCTGAGGATGTTTTGTAATGAGATATTGCCAGTTGATAGCAGGCTGATATTGTTAGCCGATGTCAAACCTATGCTGTGCATCATAAAGTCATACGAGGCGTAAAAATCTGAGGTGGCTATGGAAGTTGTTAAAGTGCTTAGTTTTAACTTTTCTGATGGGCTCATTAAGCCTGGGGTGGTTTCTGTCGCCAACGGAACTTGCGCAGCTGTGGCGCTACTCGCGCCTTTTTTCCCAAATGATCCGCCCATGATCACACCTCAACTTGGATGTGTGCTGGGGCAGCATGGCCCAGTAAAAACAACTCTTCGCTGCCTTGTTCGACATAATAGAGTTCGGTTAATAGTGCGGGTATGATGCGATAAGCGACGGTTTCAACTGGCGGCTTTGATGCGCCAAAGTGCGCACGAACACCATACATAAACTGCACTTGAATATTAAAGGCGGTACCGACAGGAATATTGTAAAGCTGGTTAACTGATACATATTCATCGGTGCCTATGGTTTTTATCTCTTTGCTTGGCATATCGCCTCCTTAAGCAAGTGATTAACAGTTTTATAGAAATAAAAAAGCCACCGATTTGGTGGCTTAAATTCAATCATTCAGTTTATTGGCAATGGCGCACAATCAAGCGGGTGTTGCGCTGCCAGTATCCACCGTAAATATCGTAACGGCTAAGGCGTCCATAGAGGTGATGCAGTATTTTGCCTTCGCCAACATAAACGGCGGCGTGGTTTACCCGCTGACTTTGGATTTGCATTAAGAAAACATCGCCGATTTGCAGATCGGCTAGGTTGATATTTGGCAGCGCTACAAATCCAGCCTTGGCAAAGTTGTCGAGGTATAGCTCTTGCTCGCCTTCCCACCAACCGTCTTGCCGTGCGAAGTCTGGCAAATGGATTTGTTGCACCTCACTGTACCAATCGCGCACGCAGCTATAGCAATCCCAAACACCATGGACAAACGGACGGTTTAGCAGTGATTTACGCTCACCCGTTGGCACTATGGTGCGTAAGTCGCCATCAGGCCAACTGAGGATATGCCAAGGTAAGCCACTGGCTTCACACATGGCGCGATCGCGATCACTGGGTTTGCTGCTAGCGTCTGGGTGGCTGTGGCAGATGCCAATGATTGCACCTAACTCTTCAATATCAGCATATTGCTGCGGATCAATCACAAATTCATCGGCCTTGTTAGTCGCCTTATTTTCGCACTTCACATACTGCGCTTTATTGCCCTGCCGGATAAGCAGCCCACAACATTCGTTAGGGTAGCAACTGGCCGCATGCTGACTGAAGGCATGTAAAATGGTTTGGTGCATAGGGACCTGCTTAGTGTGTTAGACCATTTTGCTGACGGCGGGAAAATGCTTTTAACGTATTAGCCGCACGCTTGGGAAGCCGCCGTGGGGTAATTCGTTATTTTCGCCAAAGCGTAAGGTGCAGCCTTTGATTGTGCCTGAGCACTGGTCTAGTGCTGGGTTATCAGTTGGCTGATCTTCGTCGGTAAACATGGCCTCGCCCGTGTAGCCACAATCCGCGCCGCGATATTCGCCACGTTGGCACCAATAACAATAGGCGGTCATTTGCCTACCGATTTTATAACCTGAAAGGTCGGCTGGGTTTGACAGCTCAAAGGTAACGGCGACATTATCCTCGTTGACCTTTTTATCTACATACCAAATCTCAACCGCTTCTTGGGTTGGATCTGCTTCACTATTGCCAGTGTGGAAGTTGGCCGCATCGAGATATTTTGCCAACGTGCGGTGTATTGTTACCTTGGCTTGCTCCATATTCTGAAAATACAGGCACAAGGCGCTAATACTGCCATCGATATTTGCCACAGTTAGGGTTGGCGTACTTGGCGAGCCATCGGAGTTAACTTCAACCCCTTCTAACTGCGCTGGCCATGCGCTGTATTGCTCGCCTTGCCAATGGATAATCCGCGCGGGTAAATTGGGCTGATTAAGATCGGTTTCTGAGTATGGGATATTGTGAGCATGAAAGCGCAGGATATCCGCACCAAAGGCGGTACCGTCGATTTCATAGAGAATAATCTCATTGCCCGGTTCTAGGGTTTGAATATCAGCACTAAGCATCGGCTGCACCTTTGGTCCATAGTTTGCCTTGCTCGATAATCGCTAAGCTGTGCGCCTGGCGAATTTGATCAACGGTAACGGCTGTTTCAGTGTTATCTGCTAAACGCCAAATGGTTGAATTAATCCCAGCATCCTCAGAGGCATGTATTGCGGCCAACATACGGCGTTGTGATTGTTCGTCACCATCAAACACCAGCCCATCAACCTCAACAGTAATCGAATTAACTGCCGCGGCACGTTGAGTGCGAAATAGGTATTCATCAATGCTGATGCCATCTATCAATATCTCAGCGCGATATTGCTCAATCGTTTTAAGTTCAGGGCGAACAGGCTCAGGCTCTGCAAATAAAGGCTGCTCAATCGCTTGCTGATCTTGCTCATCTATTGTTAACGCTGGCGCATTAAGCTCGGCATCTGCTTTACGCGCAATCCATGCTTGATACTGCTCGAACCAATCCCATTGCAGCGTGACAGCGTACAACTCGATAAACTTATCGATCACATGGTGCATTGCTGGATTAGCGGCATGGATTCTAGCTACTCGCAGTACATCATAGAGTGATACTGCGTAAGGGCGTTGCTTAATCACTTTCTCTGGCAATGTTTGCGCGCCGTTATCGCCAGCGGTGACTTCTTCATAAAACATTTCCATGGTTACACCTTATTTTTAAACCATCCAATCGGCTCACGCAGGCGAGCCGTTCCCACTGATACAGTCACACCATTATCATTGGGTTTGGTTGATTGGTTATCTACAATGGCTTGCTTGCCATCGTCACCCCAGTTAGTGCCATTGTGTTTTAGCTCGGTATAAGCGAAATGAGGAACGGCTTGCTGGTTGATGTTGGCAAGATAGCTCACCACTTTAAATGCCGGTGAATTATTTGCTGGCGTTCCAAGTGTTAATGCTTGGTGAGTTACTCCATCAAAATTTAATGCAGAGGTTAATTTTCCTGATCCATCGATGGCGCAAGATAATAGCGACTTATTATTAACTGATACGCCTGCATTGTTTTTTAGTACCTTGCCGATTAACGACTCACCAAGTAAAGCACCGCTTTCTGGACGATAGTCAGATGATGCAAATACGTTATATGGCACTATGCCAGCTAACACAGCATTTGGTGCGATTTCAGTTTGTTTTGCAAATGCTTGGTATTGAGAAATCCACACCAACTCAGCCGATCCAGCAGGAGTACCATTTGTCGGTCCTTCAATATTTAGATTTGCTACACTCCAAGTAGAACCATTGTTTAGTGAGTACACCTGTATAGCGCTTGCTTTAATGGTTTTTCTTGACATTTCCCATACAGATGCCGCATTAACAACTAAACCACCTATCCACCCATTTTTTAGTTGAGGTGTTGAGTATATATTATTAGCACTTCCTGCTATTTCAGTAGCTAAAAATGATCCGCCAGCATAATAAGGCAACTCACGCCGCTGAATTGGATAAATGACTTCATCCTTGTTGATTGTAATAGATCCATATAAAGCAGTATCCCATCTAATCCAATTTTCACCAGCGCCAACACCGCTTCCTTTTGCCCAGATTTTAACGTCTTTTTTTGAACCATTACTTGATGTAAAAGTTAAATAATCACCAATATTCCATTGATTTGAATCATTTACATATAATGCACCATCATTAATTAAGGTGTTTAATTGTGTGGCTGGATCATTAACCTTGGTAAATGATAAATATTCAAAACCTCGATAAGTACCATTATAAACTTTATGGGCTGCTCCTGCATAATCAAAGCTTTCAACTCCATTAGCCGAGTAGCGCATATCACGACATACGCCGCCAAAACCATCTGCATAAATAGCATCGAAATAGCGTCCTCCAGTCTCAGGGCGTCCAGATTTTCCGGTGGCAATAGAACCAGAGCCAGCAAGCAGCTTTGTAGGATTAAAGCAATCTGCTCTTGATGTGATACTTGCGGCAGTGTTATACCAGAAAGTATCACCAACAAATTTAGCTGCGCCTAGCGGGTTAAATGACGGATGATAACCACCATCATTTAACCGCAGCACATTGCCAAAATAGAGCAGGTTTTTACCTGCTTTCAGCCATAAATCGCCAAAAGCATTGAGTGAATATCCCTGTTCTGATGGTGATGGTACGCCATCAGTCGTGCCTGAAAATGAAACCTTGTATAACTGCCACTGATAGATTTTTCCATCTGTGCCGATATATGTGGTGTTGGCATTGGCCGAGAAGAAATCTTTTTTCTGCTGATCTGTCGCGGTAAATAGGTTTACTGCTGCACCAACACCACGCAATCCGCCTTGATAGGCATTGGGTGATGCTGCGCTTATCTCAACCTTTTCTGCCTCAATACCATACATATCCATACGTTCTGGAAGTGTTGATGTAGGGTGTGATGGCAGAGTTAATACAAATTGATTAGTTAAGTTGAAAACTATACCGTCAATGTGTACCGATGCATTATCTGTTTTAGACCCACCCACCCCGCCAGCTTTACCAATAAGCAAGGTGTTTGGTGTAGTAAGCGCGGTATAAAGCCCAGGCTTGCATTCATTAACTTGCTTGCCTGATTCATGATTACCAAAGCTAACCCAACCACTCGCTGCATAGCGTTCTTTGTTTTGTGCACGATTCGCTTCAAACTGCGCTTGTGACATGGCTGAGGAGAGTACTTCTACGGCCAAAAAGTTACGGTTGGTTTTTTCAAAGGCTGAGCGAGCTGTATCGCCACCCGTGCCTGCTGGATGGGTGCCTAGATTAATCGTTTCAAATGCCATGTGATTTTCCTAAATATCAGGTCCGATAGCGAATTAAGGATGAAATGCTTGTTCGAAAGTGGCGGCGATGCGATACATACCGCCGCCTAACGGGGTATTAGTGACCTGCTTTACTTGCCATAGCGATGCAGTGCCAAGGGGTGGTGTCCAGATAAATGACTTAGCGCCTTGATGTTCATCAAAAAAGCCGATAATGGCTTCGGCCATGGCTATTTTTTTGGTGAATGTTAGCGGCCAGCTTTGCACCTTGCTGTTAATGCCATCGCCTGCTGATTGACTGTAGCCATCCCCAAACTGTGCAGAGCGAGTACGATATTGGGTGTCGCCTGTGGCGCCGTTGTCTGGTGCCCATGTGAATGTTTGCGGCATTAGCGATACCCTCCAGCCATGGTGCGACCAATTTGGCCGTTAGGCTTTAGGTCATTGGCGAGCAATTGGCGATATTTTTGTTCAACAAACTTGCCTAGCTCGCTGCCGAACTGGCTTAATGCTGGCGTATCGGCCGTGGTGGTTGCGTTACCACTTTGATCGATATTCACCTCAACATGCACCACGCCAGCGCCAGCTGTTGCCGAGGCTGGTACGCCGTTATAGGCCGCGCCGCCTACTATGCCGCCATTGTCGTAACCTTTATGACCTTTGCGCATAGCTTCGACTGTGGCCACGCCACCGGCACGGGCTACATCTCGTTGTGACCAAACCACCTCGCCGCGATGAACAATACCTGCAGGCTCATATTTACCGCCTGCGCCTGTGTAACCACCGGATGAATAACCAACGGCGCCACCTTCAGAGAATCCCCCAAAAATACTGCTGGCGATACCTGCAATCGCTTTTTGCATGGCGATTTTTGCAATGTCAGCCAAGATAGACTTGGTTAACCAGGCAAAGTCGGCCTTACCTGTGGTTACAAAGTCGGTTAAGGCGTCAGTCATGCCACCAAAGGCGCTATCAAAGAGTTTTTCAGTTTGGCCAGCCATATCCGCTGCGGCATCAATGTAGTTTTGCATTGATGAACGGGCACCATTTGTCCAGTCAGCTTGCTTGGCATCGAGGGCAATGTAGTACTCATTCTGCGCGGCTAATCTGTCGCTGAGGTTTTGCTTAAGCATGACCAGCTGGGCTTGATACTCTTCATCGGTGGTGCGGCCTGCAAGGTTGTCAGACAATGCCTTACCTTGGGCGCGTTCGATGTCACGCTCAATGCTTTGGCGATCACCTAGGCGTTGTTGTGCTTTATCGCCTAAGCCAAAGCTGGCTAGCTTGTCGGCATTGCGTTGTTGTTCTGCGGCTAAGTTGGCTGCAAGGTTGGCGCTGTAGCTTTGCAGGCGTAGCGCTTCATTACGTTTTTTAAGTTCTTCATCGAGGGCCACGTTTTTTTCAAGCTGGGCGCGGATCACCGATTGCTCAGCCAGCAGGCTTTTTTGCTGGGCGGTGAGTACATCTTTGTTTTTGATATCGGCAATTTGCTGCTCAAACTGCAATAGCTCTTTTTGTGATTGCGTAAGCTTAGTGTTTCTATCTAACTGGCCTTGCAAGCCTGCTTGGGTTTCACGCAGGCGCATAAGGTAGCTAGTTGCAGCATCATCGGCAAAGGCTTTGGTGGTTTTGGCAGAGTCTTTAAACTTTTCTTCAATCGATGCCAAATCACGTTTGATTTTATCGGCATTGAGCAATGCGCTATTTGGATCGGCTTTGCGCACCTTCTCGATATTGTCGTTGTATTCCTTAATCGCCTTATTGCGTTTTTGCTCGTTGGTAAGGGTTTCTTCGGTAACTTTGGCAATGGCACGTTGAGCTTCGATTGAGTCTTGGTTTAGTTTGGCGCGTTTTGCCTGCTCTGCACTGCGGTCACGTTCAGTCTTCATCAGTGCCATTACTGAATCACGCTCAGCTTCCAGTGCCTTTAATTCTTCTCTAGCTAGGCCGTAACCCCATTCACCTTGCTTTGTTTTAGGACGCAGATCTTCGATACGTTTTGATAATGCGGCATACTGCTGTTCGAGCGTATCGGCACGACCGATATTGAGTATTTGATCCCACGATTCAACAGCACCTGATTTAATTGCCTTCCATGCTTTTTCGATTGAACCAAGGTTGCCGGTGATCTCCTTGGTGCGCTGATCAATGGCATTGCTATAGGCGCTAAAGGCTAGCTCTGCAGCTGCGGTTGATTTACCCGCTTCTTTTAAGGCGACAATTTGCTCATAGGTCGATGCGCTGAGGAAGTTAAACTTTTTGTTAAGTTCTTCAGCGGCTTTTACCGGGTCATCTGCCAGTTTGACAAATTCCGCCACCGTATCGGCAACGGCTTTACCAGTGGTATTTTCCATTTTTACGGCGGCAAGGCCGACTAGCTCAATTTGGCTGGCGGTAAACTTGCCAGTGTTGGCAACTTCTGCCAGTGCGGCAGAGGCTTGGCGTTGGGTACCGCTAATGGCATCAATGCGCTTGGCGGCTTCCATCAATTGGTCAGTCGTTGTACCTGCTGAGTTGCCAGTTAATATCAGCGCGTTGCGTAGCCTGTCGGCCTCGATACTGCCCTGATAATAAGCCAGTGCCATTACACCAGCGGCAGAGGCGGCAACGGTAAATGGGTTGATTAAACCCATAATATAACCGCCCATGGCTTTAGCAGCAGGGCCAACCCCGCCAAACATATCCTTAAGCTGGCCACCTTGCTGCAAGAACACCGTCATCGGGTTTTGCCCTGCTTGCAGCGATACGGCGATATCGGTGAATTGAGCAGGAAGGCCGCGTGTAGCAAACGCCATTTGCTTGGCTGACATGCCTGTTTTATCGTACTCAACCCCGGCTTTACCTACCTCAGTGCGCATCTGCGCAATTTTTTTGCTGTAGGTGTCGTATTCGGCTTGTTGTAATGATCCTGATTCACGGTGGCGGCGGAGCTGCTGCTCCATTTTGTCGAGCTTGCTGTACTCAGCAACTAGCGGATCAATTTGCCCAAGTAAGCGGTTAAGTTCAGCTTTTTGTTTAGCTGCGGCCGCTTCGGTTTTTGCTAAGGCGCGTTCTGCCTTAGTTTGGCCTTCAACAAAGCTGCCTGTTTCGGCAACCATGTTTAGCGTGAGTGTGCCGAGTGACTTATTCGCCATGGGAATTCCTGCTTAGTTTTACGAATTTGGTTTTGCTGCTTGATGGGTGGCCGTCCTTGGCCTTATTGCTGTTAATCTGTTTGCTTTTTAATCGCGCTGGCTTTAAGCATCATTAACACATCGTCAACGGTGGCTTCTGGCTGCTCATTTTCATCTAACTGACTGAAAAGCATAAAATCTTCAAACTTGGCTTTGCCGCCGTGGATGGTGTTGAGATGATGCATTTGCGCTGCGGCAATGCGCTCTTGCCGCGCCTGAACACTTAAGGGGCCGAACTTTGCTCGGTAGGCGATCCAGTCGATGACTTCTCGGTGAGTGAGGTTTTGCTGGGCTTCTTCGATGGTTCGTCCGCCGACTCCTGCGAGAACGAGCTCGTGCCAGAATTCTGAGTCGGCGGTAAGGTTTCCGGGTCTGGTTTTAGCCCAATGCCGTTAACCTCGTTAATGGCACCAATTAATGCCATGCCTAATGAGTCGCAAATTGGCCCATGGGCCTTATTACCAAGAATGTCGTCAATCTCAAATAGAGGGTTTCCCTGCTCATCAACAACACTTGAAACAATGCGAGACGTAAGCGAATCGACTCCATTGTTGTAATTGTTGGCTTCGATATTAGCGGTAGCGAATGACTTTTTACGGATGAAAACGGTGGCTTTACAGGTGTCGCCTGCTGGATTTACCCACGAAATTTCGCGGCGTTCTGGCTTGACTGGCGAATATGAACCAGTCTTAAGAAGGTTTGCAACACTTAATTCCATGATTATTCCTTAGGATTAAGTTAGTTAAGATGACAAAGCAAAAAGCCCACTGTTAGGTGGGCTTTTTATGTTGGTTTAACGGATTGACTACGGGGTGACTGCAGCAGGCACTAACACAGGATCGCCAGAAACTTGAATGCCAATGGTACTTTTTACCACATCGTTTTGCCCAAAGGTAAACGGGTAAGCAGTCATAAAGCCTTCAAAGGTGATCCACGTACGAGTGGTTGGCAAAGTAAAGTTTTTAGTTGTAACCGTTGGCGCGGTGCCCACTGCATCACTAAAACCAATTGCCCATTTAATGGTCGTGCCAGCGGTTTTAATTTGGTGCAGGCGCAGGTGGCTTGCGATACGTGGATCAATGTTGATACCAAAGGTTGCGGCACCTGGCGACTTTAACCCTGCCACAAACTCACGGGCCATGGCTTCTAATGGGGTGGTTTCGATCGGTTCGACTGGGCTGTCGATGCCGTCAATGGACGTTACCGCGATGACGCCTAAAATGGAATCATCTGCCGGATCGATTGCATAGAGCTGGGTGCCCTGCGTTTTCATACTCATGTTGTTGCTCCTAACAATAGCCTTGCGGCAGATACAAAAAAGCCCCTGCGGTTGCAGAGGCTTTTGGTTTTAAGTGCGGGATTTTTGAGAGTGGCTAACGTGTGACTAGCCAATCAATATCAAAGCTGTGGCGGTAATTGCCTGTTTCTTTATCTCGGTCATCACCGTTGTAATTGGTGGTATAGGCATCCAGCTCGATGGCATGACGGATAGCATCACCCACCGCTGAGGCTGTGCTGCCTGAGTCGGCATATACATCTACCTGCAGGGTGAATGCATCGGTATCTGGTCTGCCGGCTAAATAGTTTTCAGGGCTACCGCCGATCACTTGCCACACTGCGTAGGGCTTTACTACGTCCTGCGGTGCTTGGCCAAATGGGAATAATCTTGTTGGGTTGGTACCGAGTAGCGCGGTTACCTCTGGACTATTGCGGCAAACCACAAAAATAGGCGCAGTGCTCATGAAAGTGCCTTATCAAGTTCTTTATCAAATTCAAAGGTAAAGCGGCCAATCACTTGGTTAATGTTGTTAGCCAATGCTGGGCGCATAAAGGGTTGCGCTTGTGCATGTTCGGTACCGAACTCCACTAAATGCCAGTGTGGAGTATTTCCGCGCGCGCCTTCGTCGGCATTAGGTGTTGGGATCCTGCCTCGATTGGTGGCCACACCCACGCGATACATGATTACCCCGTCGCGTTGAAATAGGCGGCTAGCAAACTGCAGGGTGATGTTGTCGCGGATCCGTCGCCCTGTTTTTGGGTCATCCACTGCCAAGGCATTTTGTTGCGCTGCTTTTTTTACAATACCAGCTGCCTTTCGTAGCGCTGTTCGTGTGCCAGTATCAAGCACGGTTTGGCTAACCTTGTTCATTTTGGCTTTGACTTCTTTTAAGCCAAGAATGCTGAAATCTGAGGTTGCCATGGTTAACCTACTTTGCTTTGGCTGTTTAAGTACTTAACTGTGACGTGACCGTAACGCGTTTTGCAGATCACTTTCTTTTTATGCTTATGGACTTTAAGCGGCTGAGGACAAAACACCACCTTGCCCTTTTTTGTATCGGCATAAATGCAGCGGTCTAGTTTTTTACCGTTTAAAAACACCTCAACGGGTTTACCAATTTCACTGGTATTGCCAATGGTGAAAATGTGAGGTGTATTCATGGTTAAATTCCATGATTCACACCATCTTTGCAGCGTAAGCGCCACTCTTGACGGCCTGTTAAATCTGTTTCTATCGAGTGAATATCGTAGGTTCTGCCGTCCCATAAAATTCGGCATTGGTAAAACAAGCTGAGATCAATTGGGAACCATCTAAGGTTGATTCTGGCGCTGGTTTCAGCTTGTTTTGCATCCGCTGCATAAAATTCACGGCCAGCCCCTGTTAATACCTCTGCGGCAACCTTATCAAGCGGCTTATTGCCTAAGGTGAAGGTTTGCCAAGATGTTGATGTTTCGCCTGTGAGCGGATCTTGCTGCTTTACTGGCTGTTGCAGGTGGATTCGATGACGTAAACGATAGGAGAGCATTAAATCCCCCAGCCAATGCGATAAGGCGTTAATTTGATTTCTGCGGCATTACGCAGCTTGAGCGCATCATCTGGAGATGCTTGATAGCTTGATTGCAGCAAGATCATTACGCCAGTGGTAACGCTTGCAGGCAGTTTCCCAGTTGCCTGATCAACCAAAGCATTTAGGGATTCCATTCCCAAATATTGGCTTGCTTCGTCCTCTGCCCCATCAAGCAGCAGCTGCAAATTTGCATCATCTTCATCGTGAAACACATTTAGATTTTGCTTTGCTTGTTCTATGGTGATGATACTCACAGAGAACTCCTGAATAACGGTTTAAGCTTTTGCTTTTTTTGCAGCGGCAGCAGCGGCCTTAGCGTCTGCTTCTTCTTTTTCCTTGGCTTCAGCAGCGGCCTTAGCGTCTGCTTCTTCTTTTTCCTTGGCTTCAGCATCGGCCTTAGCGTCTGCTTCGGTTGCTTGTTCTGGTGCGAGTTCAACCAAGCCATTGTGTTTTAGTTCGTTAAAGTGATGTTCATCTACTTCAAACGGTTTAGATGAAGTAGTTTTTACTTCGTTATCCAAATAAAAGGATTTAAGTGCAATGGCGAGTAATTTAGCCATGGGATTTCTCCAAAATTTGTGTGACTAAAACCAAAGGCCGAGTTTCAGCCTTTGGTGCGTTTAGTTATCAGTTAACCGATTTATGCTGTTAGGCAAAAGTAAAGTTACCCTTAACAAATGCCTCTGGTCGATAAACGGCCAGCGCTAAGCGCTCTTCTGCACGGATACTGACCATGTTGTTTTCAAAGTCTTTATCGTTCTCGGTAGAGATTAAAACTTCGATATCCATGCGGTCATAGATCTGTGCGCCCATTTGGAATGCGCCGACTAAGAACTCGTTTTGCACGATAGATTGGGTTTCAACTACTGGGCGGTTCCACAGTGTGGGGACGGTTTGTCCTTGTGGTTTGCCGATCAGGTAGTTTTTGTTGCTATCCTTCAGCGTTTCAATTACGGCCCAATCAATTGGATTGAGCACAATGCCATCAGCGGCATATTCTGCTAACGCCGCTTGCAGTAACGCTAAGCGAATACGGTCAATATGCTGCTCGGTATCAACCGTTGCACCTGTTGGCTTAACGTAAGCACTTGCCTGCAACATAATTCCGTGCAGATTGGCGCCAGTGTTGTTGCCGTATAACAGCTGAACTTCTTCTTTAAGCATTAAGCCGTAACGTGCACGGGCATTGATAAAGCTTTGCAGTTGTTTTGAGTCATCCAAAATTTGGCGACTAGCTTTAAATAAATGTGCAATGGTGCGCACACCAGCACTAACTAGGCCAAATGTGATTTCAGAGTAAGGTTTAGCTGCACCTTCAGCTACTGGTGCCGCGTTATTGGTAAAGCCTGTCTCTTTAACGTATTCGATGGTGTTGCTCTCAGTTTCACCTGGAGCAATTAGGTCTCGAATAGTTAAACGACGCTCTGGACCAGCAACAATGCCAGCCATGCGATCAGGACGAACTAAACCAGCACCTGAACCTGTGGCTGAGGTGATTGCCGAACGTGGCATACCAACTCGACGGCTACCACGGAATGAACTGCTAACACCTTCCATTTCTTTGTCGTTAACCACACGCTCACCGATTGACTGCTCGCGCTCTTGCTGGTTGCTTTGGGCGCCTTTAAGCAGCTTTTGCTCAGCTTCTTGCAAACGAGCTTGCAATGCTCCTTGTTCTGACAGCAGCTTATCGACTTTATCGCGAGTTTCGGCATGCATTTCACCAGAAGCCTTGATCTGCTTATTGGTTTCTTCAGCTGCTGATTTAATTTGATCACCAATCTTGGTTAGATTGACGCCTAATTCTTCAATTTGCTTTTCAAAATTTGGGTTTGGCATAGTCGCCTCCAGTTATTTAGATAAAATGATTTTTGATGCGTTGATTAACGCGGTTAGATCGGGGGCGATAGCGTTTTGCGTATCGGACACATCAGCATTTAGCGTGATGCCGCCAGCAGCGCTCGGCGTACTGGACTTTAAATCTTGAAGTAGTTGACGGCGTTCGCTGCGAGGTACGCCTGCTTTAGCCATGGCGGCATCCACTTTACGCAGTGAGTTAGCGTTGGTATTTTCGGTGGTCTCACCAATTTCATCGGCTGAGAGTGTGTCCGCTGCAAAACCTAGCTCTACTGCTTTTTTGCCACGGATAAAGGTTTCTTCATCCATCATGGTGGCAATGACTTTTTCACTTTGGCCGCAACCTTCTACGTATAGATCCACCATAGCCGCATCAAACTCTTCCATGTCGTCGGCGATGTTACGTAGGGCATGGCGGTTACCGATGGCAAATACCCAGCAGTTGTGGATCATCAGAAAGGCAGAGCTAGCAACAAATCGCGCATCATCCTCGCCAGCCATATAAATGACTGAGGCCGCAGAGGCTGCAAGGCCAAGTACTTTAGTGGTGACTTTGCCTTTGTGCTCGCGCAAACGGTTATAGATAGCTATACCTTCGAACATATCGCCGCCTGGGGAATTGATATAAACGGTGACGTCTTTTTCATTACCGATGCTGCGTAAGGCTGCATCGATACGTTTTAGCGTGACGCCTTCGCCGTACCAATCTTCGCCAATGATGCCGTAAACAGTAATGGTTGATTCGGTGTTTTCTACCGCGGCTTTAATAGCTGGGTTCCACAGCTCTTGCGCGCGCGGAGAAATATCGCAGCGCACTCCGCTCTGCGAGAAGCTTTTTGGAAAAGGCATGGTTTACCCCTAGTTATCTTGATTGAGCCAGTTGTTTAGTGCGGCTTGGACTTTTGCAGATTCTGATTGAGCACCCAGCTGATCAATGGGGGCTAAGTTGGTTTGAACGGTTAAGACATCGGCATTACCACCGCGGCGCGGTAAGTTTTCTTTAACCCGGCAATCATCACGGGTGTAGATGCCGTTTTGAGTCATTTTGCTGTAGAACTCGGCGCGTGAGGCGCTATCGCCCCGCAGTAATGCCTCAAGGTTATATTGTGCGTATTGGGTTTGCCGTTGTGCTGGCGTGAGCAGATTAATAGAGATTGATTGCTCGATACGGCGGATCCAAGACGATAAGGTTAAGGTGACAAAGCCGATCATCTTTTGCTCGAGTCCAGTGCCCCAATTGCTGTCTTTACCGCCAAATCCTATGAGTGACGGGTCCACCAAAAACCAGCGGCAAATCTCTTCTACGCTGTAGTTTCGTGACTCGAGTAACTGGGCATCAATTGGGTTAATGCCGATTAACTCAGGGGTGATGCCTTGTTCAAGTACGGGTGATTTTCCAGCATTCATTGCGCCAGTAATCGTTTTTACATACTCACGAAATTCTGCGCGTTGCTCTTTATTCATTACGCGATCAACTTTAAAAGCGACCGTTTTTGTCATGCCGTTTTTAAAGGTACTTGCGCTCACATCCTCGGCAGACATGGCACCACCAAACACATTGGCACCGTAAGAGATGGTGGATAAACCAATCAACCCATCTAACGAGAATGCAGGAATGTGCATCATGTTTTGCTTTTTGATTTGACGGCGCGATCCGTTTCTTGGCGTGTACCAGTAGATCAAGCTACCGCTATCATCCAAGTCGATATCCATGCGGTGCGGCATAAGAAAATCGAGGGCGATAATCTCGCCGCCAGAGCGGTGGATTTCAATAAACGCATTTCCTTTAAGTAGCAATGATGCGAGTACTGCCTCCCAAAACTGCATGGCAGTCATATCTGCATTGGGCTTAATGCTTAATACAGTAGAAAGACTGTTTTGAACTTGGATCCGGCCACCATCACTTTGGCGCTCGTACAAGCCTAGCGGCAGCATTGCAACAGTTTCTGAAATGCGGCGTACACAGGCCCATACTGCAGCAAGCTGCATAGCAGTATTCACATTGACTGTTTTTCCGCTTTTAGACGTTGCCATCAATTGCGACCAAAAATCACCGTCTGTTAGCCTTAAGGTTTTACCCATAAAGCTGTCGAGTGACGCAAACGGCTGACTTGCTGCTTTAGCAATAACCAAAGCAAGTGAGTTTTTTTGTTTCACGCTGTCATTCCTTTACGTAAAAATGAAGCGCCTGCAAACGATAGGATCGAACCAGATAACAGCGACCAACCAAGTCCAAACAGGATATAAACACCAGCGACAGCCATTAACGAACCTGTTAGTGCCAGGAAGATGAATAGAGCAAGTGGTGTATTCATTAGTAAATTGGGTCCTTAATTGCTGCTAGCCAATCTTCGGTATCATCGACGCCATCAGACTCTAAAGCCGTTCCCACGGCCATGGCGGCGGCGACTACGCCGTCGATACGACCTGTGGATTTTTTCTTGGTAAAAATTCGGTTGTCTTTGGCGTCGGCCTCAAGCACGGCGCTTGCGGCGTTCCACCTTAGGCATGGGTTGGTTTTTATTCTGATCTCTTTACTGGTGATCAGCTTTTCAAACAGTTCAATTGAGCGCGGCATCCAGAGGTTTGACTCTGATGCTTTGTAGTAACCTTGCCCGTGTTTAACTAGCGGGATAAATACGTTTGCCTCGGCGAGCTCTGGCTCGAGGTAGTGGATCCGGTATTGGTCGAAGCCGATGCTTTTTATCTCAAACAGTGCTGATAGCTCGGCAATGCGTTCGGCCACAAAGCTGTAGTCCACTGCGTGACCTGGTGGCGCATGAATAAAACCTTGCCTGAGCCATGCCGAGTACGGCACGTTATCGGTGCGCTCGCGATCCAGTAGCGTGTCTTTTGGTGTCCAAAGGTCTACTAACAGCGTTTTTACGCGCGGGAAGTAAAGCGCCAAGGCGGTTAAGTCGCGGGTACCGGATAAGTCGAGCCCGCCGTAACATTCTTCGCCGTAGAGCTCGCTGATATCAAAATCATCTTCGCAATCCATCCATGTGTCGGCGGATAGCCAAGGTGAGGCAGAATCTACCCACTGGCAGAAGTTTAAGCGCCTGACAATGCTCTCTTTGGCTGGCATGCCCTTGGCTTGGGTTACCTGTTCGCGCAGGTATTTATGCGTAAACGTGTGACCTAGTGATGGGTTGGCTTTTTGCCAGCAACTTTCGTCATTGATTGGATCGTCACCTTCATCGAGCGAACAGATAAAGGCGAAGAAGGAATCATCTTCTTTGGTACCCGCACAAATGGCTTTGCCGTATTCGTGGTACGAGTAACAAACGCTGGTGCGGTCGTGGCCTGAGTTGGTGATCATGAAGATCAGCGCTTGCTTGCGGCCCTTGGTACCCGCACGCATCATCTCTACGACGTTGTTATTTTTGTGTTCGTGTACTTCGTCAATCAGCGCCATGTGTGGACGTGGGCCTGATTGGCCGTTGTCGGAGCTGATTGGTCTAAAAAATGAGTTTTTAGCGAGATAGGCAAGGTTCCAAACGCTTTGCCCGGTACCTGATTTTTTTAATCTTGAGCTTAGCTGCGGCGATTGGTTAACCATGGAAACCGCGTCGCGGAATAGCACCATGGCCTGATCTTTTTTGGTCGCCGCGGCATAAATTTCGGCGGAGGCCTCACCATCGGCCACTAAACCGTAAAGCCCGATACCTGCGGCTAACGGTGATTTACCAGAGCCTTTGCCGCTTTCGACATAGCACATGCGAAAACGGCGGGTACCGTCGGCATCCTTCCAGCCGAACAGCGAACCGACGATAAACGCTTGCCAATCTAGAAGATTGAATGGCTTGCCTTCGTGGTCACCGCCACTTAAGCGCAATACTTTTGGGAAAAAGCTAATGGCGCGGTTGGCGGCGGCTAAATCCCAAGTAAGACCACGTTCATGGCCTGTTTCTAAATCTTTTAAGTGCCGCTTACAGGCGTTGCGGATATCGGGGCCAGCGAGGAACTCCCCTGATGCGACTTGTTTTGCCCAACGAGTGACGCGATCTTCTATATCAGCCGAAGAACTCGTCGATGTCGTCTTTTTTCTTGTCGCCATCAGTTACCTGTACTTTGCTACGGGCCGATGGAGTTAGCCCAAATTCTACGAGATAGGCTTTAAATCGCCTGTCGGCATCGGCCAGCATTTGCACGGCTGGGTTTGCCTTCATTAGCATTTGCTCGACTTGGGTAAATTCTTTGGTTTCTTCGTCGATGTTTTCGCCGATGATTTTGATGCTTTGGTAAGTTCGGCCGTTTTGTTTTATTTCGTCCCTCAGATCGAGGATTTCGGAATAAACATCACATAAACGCTCAAGGGCCATGCCGTCGGCCAGTGTGAGTACGCCCATGTCTTTAAGCAGTTTTGTTAGCTTTTTCCATGCGGCTTTGGCTCTTGGGCTCAGATATGCCGGCATTCGCGGGATCCCCGCTTCTAGCTTTGGCTCTTTTTTATTGAGCGGCCTTTTGCCGGGGTTTCCTGTAACGAGCTTGAGCGCGGTCGGCGTGGTTTTTCGTCCTACTGCCACGTTTTACCTCACTACTTGTTCCAATGGTGATTTGGGTCTGTTGGCTTGCCGCTTTCATCGGCGCCAAGCTTTACCCCTCTGCTCTCCATTACTTTTTTGGTGCTATCGTGGCAATGCTTGCACAGCGGTTGCCAGTTGTTGGTATCCCAAAATAGGGATTGGTCGCCTTTGTGGGGGATCTTGTGGTCCACTACCGTTGCGGCGGTGATAATATTTTTTTGCTGACAGAAGCAGCAGAGAGGATTGCGCTTTAAGAAGGTTTCACGGGCTTTTTGCCAGCGTCCACCGTAACCACGCTCAGCGGTTTTGCGTTTGTCATCGCGCCAGCTTGGTTGGCTCATAGCTCACCGGAGCCGTCCAGATAGCCTGATGTTTTTTGTTCTTCGTCCTCTACAGCCATCATCTGATCAACGATTTCCAGATTACTATTTACCAAGTGGCTGATGGCGTTGGTTTGGGCAGTAATGGCCGCGGTTAGCGCTTGCATTGACTCTATTAAATCGTCTTGCTTGCTTTGCTTAATAACTGGCGGAGTGGTTTTACCCTGAAATGTTGGGTATGCGGCATTTAATGCAGTTACTTCAACCCAATCAGCAGGTACCAGTGGCACTAATTTCTTTTCTCCATTGTCGATATAAGATTCGACAGCTGGCACGGAAACGATTTTGCCATTGAAGATAACGACGACTTTATTCATTTCCGTCATCCATATTGATTACGTTTAGGTTGCCAGCTTTTATCGCAGCCATTCGAGCTTCGTGAAATTCATTGTCCTGCTTACGCTTTTCTTGAGTTCGACGATATTGAACAAGGAAGAGTGCGATTGTTGATGCGATACCAAGCAACAAGGCAATATTGTTGAGTGACAAAAAGCCGCCTATTGCCGTAGAGATTGAAGCGACATAGCTTCCAGTTGTCGTTGCTTTATCCATAATCATCGCCGTGACTTTAGTATTCATGTTTGGCCTCCGATTACTCGGTAGACAGTTTCGATTTTTGCTCTGTAATCCATTTTTCTAGCGATAGCCAATCGAGATCGCATAGAGAAATTACTTTCATCAACGAGTTGGTGTATTCAGAAAGATCTTGGTTTTTCTTGCTGGAATACGGCGGAACGATGCAATGGCCTATCAGTTCCTTGGGCGGAAAAACATACTGAATCTTGGTTACGGTAACGGTTCGCACATCTGGCGGACTGCTCGAGCACGCTGTTAACAGCATCAGGGATACCAGTAGCGCCCCAAGATAGCGTTTTTTCATCGCTGGACCTTTCGAATACCTGAGTTAACTCTTTGGTGGATTGCTCGAACTCGCGCTTAATCTCGTTTCGTGACCGTTCACGATCGCTCAAGGCCTTGGCCAGCAAATCAAGACTGCCGAGTAAGGTTTGCTTGTCTGTTTCGGCAGATTCGAGTGATGAAGTCACCGAGGATAAATTTTTTTGCAGCTCTGAACGGGCAAGCTCAGATTTATCCAAATTTGCATTTAATAGCGCAATTTGTCCCTTATTGATCACAAAAAAAGCCGTGAATACGCCTATCAAAACAATCAGCAAAACGATAAGTAACGCAATGATTTTACTTGATATTGTCGAGAGCATTTTTAACGCCTAAATTTGCCAGAAAAAAAGGTCTCATTTCGCGGTTTTGCATAAAACTGTATGCGCACGGTCAGTTAGGTAAAAGCCCTGAAGTTTTGACCCGCCCCACCAAACAAAGATAAAAAAACTCTAATTATCAGTAACTTGCACAAAATTAATTGAGAGCATCGAGGCAGTCGCGGTGCCGCTGCTGCGCCCGAAGCCACACGCCATAGCAGCGCTTGTTGCCAGGCGTTGAGCAGTCATAGCCAGCGACGGTGCGATACTCTGGCAACAGCAATGCATCACATGATTGTTGGTATTCACCTTGGATAAGATGGCCACGCATCGGAGAGGCTAACCAACGGCCAATACCGTATTGATACGTCCAATCGATGTATAAATCGTAAGATGCTTGATTAAGCTCTACGTTAGGCAGGCTTGCTCGAAAGCGTTGCTCATCCTTATCGATATGAGCCTTTGCGGTTTTAAGTGCGTTAATTGGGGTAGTGGTTTCGCCTAGCTTTACTGGCCGTCCATCTGCGTGATAAGTGGAACCAAATCCTAGTGTAGGGCGATCACCTTTAACAGGGATCTCGGCAACTGGCGAGAAGCCCTCAGATGAAACCAAGGTGATCAGTGCAGCAGCTGATAAGCTCAGGCCTGTGACTAATACCTTATTGCGCATGATTTACTTACCAATCCTTGGATAACCTAACGGACCTGTATCTGGTGCTTTAGCAGCCATGAGCTTAAAGCTTTCTACCTGCAAAGCTTCAGCTTCAGATAATAGTTTGATGATTTGAAGATTATTTGACTTAACCTTCTCTGCTAATTCACTTTTATCATGTGCAACCCGCGCCGTCTTTTCAGCGACTTCTTCTTGCAGTTGTTTAAGCAGCAACTCGAGCTTGAATCCATTTGGATTAGTAACACTCATCAAAATCTTATTCATAGATGCCCCAAAACAAAAAGCCCCGGCGATGGCCGAGGCTTGAATAAACTGAAAGGTCTAGATAGCAAAAAGCCACCTATCTGGTGGCTTTAGATGCTATAACCCGCATTGTTATAGCAGGATAGTAAAACATAAGGCTTGGGTAAATCATTTTGTTCTACTTTTTTTGTTTCCCGCTATCCCCATTTATGACATCACTCTCAAATACTGCCCATGAGTTTCTCATGCTTGATAGGAGATTCTCTCGATTACTTACTTCGCCAGATGCCTCTTTTGCATAAATAACAGCTTCTGTTAATTTACCTGCGGTATACCCATTTAAATCGCCAATAATATTTGCAACCATAGAATCTAGCTTTTGCGCATAAGGCGCTGCGCTCTTCTTGGTACTTGAGTTGGCCACATCATCAATAAGTTCCCTGAGCTTTCTTATTTTTTCATTATCCATAATTTAACCTTGTTTAATTACTTATCACTTAACTGATTTTAATTCGGCCAAACTCATCCTTAATTCCGAAATAAACGATTGAACGACCTTCATCACAACAAAAGCTCCAGCCGATAAATCTGCCGCCGCTAGTACGGTTTAGTCTCGCAAGAAGCTTATTTGCTGCACGCCAGTACACCTTAAAAGGATCCTCTTTAGATGTAGGAAGCATTGTGTTAACAAGGGCGTCAATGCTTATAGCAAAAGAATCACCAACATCAACACCGAGGACGTCATTTATCAGTTTTTCAATCTGATTTTCAAAATGCACATCCACGGCAACGATATCTTCTGCGCCAATGGTGTAATTTCGTTCGTTATTCATGATTCTTAGCTCTTAAATTTCACTATCACGATACTAAACTCATACCGCGTTCAATGTCTATTCCAGTTGGGACAAACACGATCTTAAGCCCTATCTTCTTGGCGTAATAATACTCGGCGGTGGCGCCTGCAGACCTGCGCCAACCGGGCAACATCACAATCTCATTGCAGGCACGGATCATGGCGTAACAGATATCCATGTACTGTGGTTCGGTTAGGCCGAACGGCAGTCCAGCAGAATGCAGCACTACTCTGCCAGTTTCAGCTAGCTGCTCGGCCGCTTTAAAGAACGCCAGCTTATTGGCCTCGACATTGCCGCTTATTGGGCCAGCGATGTAGGTGGCTATCATCAATCATCACCAGGCGGGGATTGATTAGCAGTGGCGTTATCTAAAGTATGTTCACGCCAAGCATATTTACAGCACCGGCATGTTTTTAATAGATGCTCTTTTTTACAGATTATTTGATAGTCAAATGTCCTTGACACATAGCGAATAAACTCACTCATCTTTCCTTGGTCTTTGCATGTACCTAAATTGGTGCCATCTTCTACAAACTGAAATTCTATCGAACTGGATCCGCACTTCACGCATTTACCCATTGCGGTTATCTCCATCTATCGGCGCGATTGCGCTTTCTATCTGATTTATTACGGCGACTGATGTGGCGCATTTCAGCATGCTCTTTGAGGCAATCTGGCAAGGCTATTTCCATCGAACAAGAAACAACACCGTCAACATGCTTCACGCGATTTGGCTCTGATATCACCACTTTATGACTTAGCTCTAACTGCATTAATGCTCTTCTAAGCTCCGCCAAATAAAGCCACAAACACATCAAAACGACTGTCTTACTCATTAAATATCTTCCTCTTTTGAAGATGCATAAATTGCCTTGTAAGCCATGACCCACAAGGCTTTAGGCTGTTTTGCTAATATTTTCTATCTTGAAACTGTCTTGACTACTCATTTGCAAATCCTCTCTGCAAATAGGTGATGTATCGATAGCAAATGCTTATGCCAAAGCTCGATAGCCTCTCGCTTTTGATCAGCCAAATAGGTGTGAATATAGGCTTGGTCTAGCTTGGTCATAGAGTGGTTTAGCATCTGCTCGGCTACCATATAATCGATACCCAAATCAGCCCAACATGAGCGAGCCAACTTGCGTAAATCATGGGCCGTCCATTCACCACCACTCACCTGTTTAACCAAACTATTGGCACCACGTTCATCTAGTCCGGTGTTACGGCATGGGTGCGGAAATAGGTACCCGCCTCGATAACCTGCAGCGGCTTGCATTGACTTATGCCAGCGCAATATATCGGCCATCAGTCCAGAGATAGGGATAGTCAGTTGAGCTTGGGTTTTGGTGATATTTGCGGGGATCACCAACTTGGCATTGGGTTCATCGTAATAGCTCCACTTAAGCAAGCGGGTTTCGCCAATGCGGGTACCGTAGGCCAGCATAATAAACACCAACAACGCCGCGCTATCACTGGCCGTATCAAGGTCACTTAGCAACTTAGGCAAATCCGTTGCCTGTAACTGCGGTGGTTTAGTTGCGATCGGCGTAGCAATAAAATCCGTAAAGCTTAACGATGCCAACGGATCATCACTAATTAGCTTAAGCACAGTGGCTTGCTTAAAGGCTTTACGCAGCACGGCGTAATACTGGCGAACGCTGCCGATGGAATAACGTGCCTGCAGTGGCCAAATTAATAGTTCATCGACTTTATGATGATTTAGCTCACTCAGCATCACCTCACCCAGCACCGGCAATAAGTGCTTAACAATGGTGCATTTGATATTGCGGCGCCGTTTAATCGATAAGCTAGTATCCGCCTGTGACCTGGTTAAATACCAATTAAGCAAGCCACCACAACTTAACCAGGTGTTCACCTTCACGCTTTGATCTTGCCGATGCTGAATGCTCAACGTGGGCAAGTCATCAATGATCGCCTTAGCACTCACCAACGGCCAGTTAGCCACCTTAGCCCAACTGGCCTTGCCATCTTTGTTGGTAACTAAATACCAACTGCCACGACTGCGCGAACTCCCAAGGCGCAACCTTAGCGGATAGCGCGGGTCCCTAATTTCGGTAATCGATTCATCGGCAACAGCCCGTTTAATGGCGGCATCACTTAAGGCAATACAGGCAATAGCCATCAGTCGCACCTCAGGTTAGTTCGGCAGTCTGCGTAAAAATATTCAACCGAGATCGCCTCTTTATCAGCAGCTGATAACCCCACCTTAAACAGCGCTGCAGTCAGTTTTTCAATCAGCTCAAACTCAGCCAATATCAACGCTTGCTGCAACTTAATCAGCTCGCTATTCGCCGCTAAATCAACGCCAGAACCTGCGCATTTATCGCACGGATACAGCTCGAACATCGGCTTAACTTTGCCAACCCCACGGCAGGTATTGCACTTAGGCAACGCATTAATCTGCTGGCGGATGGCCGTTTTAGCACTCACCAAAGCCTTGTACTCAGGCGTTGAAAGCACCTGCTGTTTACAGTGCAAATCAAACCGCTCATTAATCGATGACTGGGTTGCTAACACTGCCATTAAGCGCTTATTTATCCGCTCCAATGGCTCAATTCGGTGATAATCAGCATTGCCAATGGATAGGTGTCCATCGAGTTCATTGATGATCACCCTCACCGCCGCCTCAACACCACAGGCCAGATCAACCGAGCCCATAGACTCGAGTTGCTCTGCCTCCGCTTTAAGCCGTTTAACTAAGTCGCTTACCGTATCAATCATCAACCCGCTAGCCCCATTTCTTGGCCAACGAGGCGCAGTACTTTTTTAGCAAAGCGTGCTGCATCATGTTCGTGCTGATGCAGTGCATCTACACCATCCATATACTTGTCGTAAAAATGCTGGCTAAATTGCTCTGGCGTGATCTTGGCGCCACTCAAATCACAAAACGATTTAGTCAGCTGCTCAACAGTCTTCAACAGCTTCCCAGTGCCGTTGCAGTGCTTACACTCACCATTGCGGTGATAGTTAAGTTTTGTTCCTTTGCACTTAGGACAAGTGCGGGTACCGCACACCTCATTCACTGCTAGCTTTGCCAATGCAGAGGCCGCAACTGGCCGAAAATCCACTTCATATTGCTTACATAGCGCTTTAACGAGTACATCCTCGGCATCCACATCGCCGCAAATGGCCGCCTCTAACACCTTCACCCCAACGGGGTACTTTCCTTGCACCTGTGCAACAACACCCATAGCATCCTCCTTACTAAAAACCCCTTTACCTCCAGCAGCACCGATCGACAACCCGCGTGGAGATAGCAGCTCAAACAAGCGCTCAATTGAAATCATTTATCTGCCATCTCCTTGGTGGTTCGCTGCAATGCGGGCAGCGGAATGAATAATGCTTAGTGCAATACTTGATACACGACTTTCGGCAGCTTCAAGCGGATCTTGGCGAGACACAGTGCTCTTTGGCTTGCGTTCTTCACGAATGCGCATCAAACCACGGGCATATAGCGCATTGCCTAAGGTTTGGTTGCCAACCTTGGCTTGGCGTGATGCGGTAAGAATCGATTCACCAGCAACATACAAGGCGATCGCTTTTTCTAAATTGGCAGCACTTTTATCCGTTGAATTGCGCAGTAAATTGCGCTCTCTTAATATTTTTAAGAGGCCGACTTGTCCAACACCAGCTTTGGTTGCTGCGTTATACGCAGATAGCTTTTCATCAACATAAAATTTGATGGCCTTTTCTAATCTTTCGCTGACTTTTTTAGGCTCATTGCGCAATAAGCCGCGATCCTTAAGCTCTTTTGATAGCGTTTTACGGCAAACAGGCGCGGCGGCTGAGCTCTCTAAAAGCGTCATCTTTTGGTTCACGTACAACTCAACGCCAAGCGCCAAACGCTCAGCAAATTGGACTTTTAACGGCATAACTCCCCCTTACCAAACAAGGCGATAAGCGCTGCATCACGAGTGTCTGCATTACTGCGGCCAGTCCAGCCAGTGATCTTGTTAAAATACACACTACTATCCTTGGCCTTTTTAACAGGGCCACGCAGCGGTTTAACTAAGGTGACGGCAATCCCTTTACCTTCGAGCACTTCTTTAATCAATCTGGCGGTGGCTTTAACCTTGCCTAAATCCTCTGCCTTGCTCATATTGATCTTAAATTCACTACCGCCTTGGCTTGGGGCATGGCCAACGTAGGCTAGCAATGGGTTTTGGCCTTTGGCAGTCCGCTTTAACTTGCTGGCAAACACTGGCTTCTTGTTATCAACATCCTCAAGCAGCACAGTGCAAGGCGAACTGGCAGCACTGCTAACCACAAACTCAATCAACTCACTAAATCCCATGCTCTTAAGCAGCTGTATCTGTCCGCCTATCACCGTGGCCACACCGCTTTTAGTCAAATCAGGATCAATACCAATACGAATCACACCGCCACCCCTCTAAACCGCTTTGACTGCCTTACCAAAAACTGATTAGCCTGTTTGCGACAAGCTGGCCCACCAAGCGCAAATAAGCGCTCATACTCCATACAAACGGAATGCTTAAACTCAGCTGGGATCACCGACATGTGCTTTACAATCTTCTCCATGTCAGACTCACCACCGCGGCAATGCCACATTTGCGGTAGTTCGCGTTCGCGCATCAAACCTTGGGCCCGTAACTCAGTGGCTGTCACCGCTTTAGGTACAAATAACTCCGCATCGTTAACCGCCTCTTGCACGACTTGACTAGCAGCAGTATCAACAGACGTAGGCGCCACAATCGCGCGATAAAAATCCGGTGCATCAGCTGGTAAGTGTTTAATTGCCAGAGCCATTGGCAGTCCTTAGCCCAAACTTTTGGCGCAAATCAGCGATAATCGAGCAAGCCTTTTGACTTTCAACAGGCTTGTTTACTGGGGCGGCAAGCGCTTTTGGAATACAGGCATCAAAGCTTTCACCCTTCACCGCACGGCGGCACATCACTTCATAATTGCGTTTAAATAACGGCCATGTTTGCTGTTCAGTGCGGTTTTGCAGCTCATACCAACCCGTTTCACGGCCAGCGGCAAATACAGCGCCATGGCTCCAATTGTGCTCACTCGGCCAGCGGCCATGGGCGCAACACTCGCGGTAAGCCATCTCAGCGTTAGGTAAGCCCAGTTGTTCAGGTGTAGGCGTACACATCGCCACAAACTCGGCTGGGTTAACGCTCCATGGCGCGGTTGCTGCGCGTTGTTTAAAAGCCTCAATTCCAGTCATCACCTGAGCCACACTCAAGCCTGCCTCACCGATTTGCTTAACAAATTCCTCTACTACACTGCCAAGCTCAGCACCAAAGCGATTGCTAAAATCACGGCTGTACAGGTTCATAGTCGGCATCAATCGTGTTGCCACCACCGAGGTGATCTGCGGAATGCTGGAGCTGCTCTGCCATTTCCCGTAGTTCGCGGAAGACTCGTGCTGTGGAGTGTTCATAGCGTGCAGTGTTTGCGGTAGCAGTTGGTGTATTGGCTTCATGTGATGATCTCGCTAGCAGTTTGGCGTTTAGTTTGTCCCATTGTTTACGCAGGGTTTTTGGGCATAACACGTTGCTTGCCCAAAATGAGTCGCTATTGGCAAACTTAAACAGCTTGCAGATGTCGTGGTGAGAGCGGTTGTCTTGCATGCGCATCAAGCGCACTTGGTTAGCCCAGTCAGGCCAGTTAGGTTGCTTTGCAGTTGGGTTAACAATCAGCACTTTGTTGAAGATGTACTCAGCACACTTTAAATCGTCTTGAGTGCCCCAAAGCTTGCCATTGGGAGTTTGAACAGCAGCATCTGGTTTAACCTGCATGTCGGCCATTGCGTCAGCAATGTGCGACGAAGAGATCTTTTGTATTGTGTCTTTTGTAATATTGTCTTTCTTTTGTATCTCTCGGTTCTGACAATCTACGCTGTCGGTTTCGACAATTGCATTGTCAGAATTGACAATAATATTGTCAGTTTTAACAGTGGATTTTTTACCGTTAATAGAATGCGATTTCTTGTCTTGCCACGCCGAAACAATCTGGTTAACGCCAACTTTACGACCGTCTTTTATGATGATATCGCGTGCAGTCAGTGACTTAATCGCATGACAAATATTGCTCGTTGTAATGCCAGTCATGTCGGCTAATTGCTCTAAGCAAACCCAATCAGTGGCCTTGCCATAGCCGTAGGTTCTACGGATAACAGCAAATACCACCCGACTCTCACGATCGCTTAATTTAGTGCGGCACAGGGCGTCCACCAGCGTATTGGAGAGTCGTAAATAACCATCTTCCAAATCTGCTTTCACCACCCCACCCCGCGTTTGCTGTTTGTGCTCAGCAACTGGCCGTAACGGCACCACATTACTGCCACCAGCGCCATGATTGACGCTATCAATTGATTCCAGTACCATTGTTTTTGCCTCACTTGGTATTAAGCCCACAGCCGCCACAGCTCTAGTGGGCTTTCTTATTTAAACCGCACCGCACTACCCGAAAACTGATACCCAGCGTCTAACACCCTTTCAGCAATTGCCTCGGCACTCGTCGTAGGTGATGTGCGAATAACATTGGCTAATAACGCAATCTCTTGATTACGCTCAATGCGAGCAAACTCAGACATTTGTTGATTACGCTCAATGCGAGCGAACTCGGCATCTTCTTCGGGGGTGTAAGGGATATCTGCACAAGATTTTGCGCGTGAGTTATCACTTAACTGATTTTGACCAACATTTACCGCAATCACAGGGTCATAAGCTTTCATCACACTCTCCCATTCGCTTTTAACCGCTCATAGTCATGGCGGCAGTCGGCATCACAAAAATGCTGATTAGTTGAAACTGGTGCCTTGCAGTAATGGCACTTGCCAGTAAAAGTCAGCGTAGGTTGGCGAACAGATAACGCGGCCTTGATATGCGCTTCATGCTCGATTGCGGCATCATCAATAACATCACTCATGCTGTGCGCTCTTAGCTGGAATGGTATGAACGGTGCGCACTTGGCTACTCACTACCGCTTTAAGCGAAAGCACTTCACGCACAGTTTTGGTCAGCTCGCGGCTAATGCAATCAAACTCTTCAGGCGTAATCACCCCATCAGCGCGTGAGTCGCGGATCTCAGCCAGTGCAATGCCCATTTGCTCACTAATCAGCAACAGCTGATCGCTTAACTCTTCATCGCAGTTAACCGACTCAGGCAGCTTTACAAACACCCCGCCACGGCTATGGCACCATGCCGATAAAATGCGGTCATCATCGGCCAGCTCAGTCAAATGAATCGCATCGCGCAAATACAAGTGATTGCTGTCGTTCTCAGGGTTTAATTTGTTGTACATCACCCCGGGCTGTTGGAATAAATCCTTAGCCAACTTATCCACCCCGTAATCGTGCCCAAGCGCATGGGCGGCATAGAGTGGGTCAGTGCATGAAAGGGCTTCGCGCTTTAATGTGTTTTTATTCATGGAGTTGTTATCCTGTTCGTAAGTTAACTAGGCAACTTGGTTTGATTCGCTGATAGGCTCAGGGAATACGTCAGAAAAAGAACACTCAACACCGGACTGATTAAATGCCTTAACGATTTCCCAGCAGGTAGTCAGATCGATATTTCGAATACCTGCCTCATAGTTACCAACCGCACCCTGAGTTTTGCCTATCTGCTTGCCCAACTCAGTCTGAGAAAGACCTGCTTTTTTTCGGTATATGGAAATGTTGTTCATGTTATCTGTTCTCGACATTGAATTAATCACATTAAACACGAAACGTGTTTATAAGTAAACACAAAACGAAAAAATCAAATATCACATTACGTGATATTCTTATTCGAAATTATTTACTGGTACTTGCGATGAACTATGACGACCCAAAAAAGAAGGTTGGCCGAAACATCAAGCGATTGAGGTTAAAAGCTGGCATTAAAAGTCAAGCGGCCTTGGCGGAGCTTTGCGGCTGGAAGTCACAATCAAGAGTCGGTAACTATGAGGCTGGTACCAGAGCAGTAAGCGCTATTGATGCTGAGACTCTGGCGAAAGTACTCAACGTAACACCTGCTGAGATCCTCTATGGTGAAAACAATAAAGATGATGACTTTGTTAGCATGCCAAGTGCTCAATATTCATCAGGACCATACGAAGAAGAAGATCCGTTTCAACTATTTAAACCAAAACAAGAATTACAAAATGCTGAGTGGCATGCAGGATTTGAGCTATGGGATGGCGATACACCATTAAGGGATGATGAAGTGGCACTACCGTTTTACCGTGAAGTGGAATTAGCCGCAGGCAGTGGATCAACCTTTGTGCAAGAAAACGGCGGATGCAAGCTACGCTTTGCTAAATCAACCCTCAAAAAAAGCCGAGTAGAACCAAGCAATGCGGCCTGTGTGACCGTAAGCGGCAATAGCATGCTGCCAGTACTGCGCCACGGCACCACAGTTGGTGTCGATACCAGTAAAAAATCGATTATCGATGGTGAGATGTATGCCATTGATCACGATGGCATGTTGCGAGTAAAAATGCTCTATCGCACCCCAGGCGGTGGCATTCGCATTAAGAGCTATAACAATGATGAATTCCCCGATGAATTTATCCCACCAGAAAAAGCATCCGATATTAAAATTATCGGTTGGGTGTTTTGGTGGTCAGTTCTAAACGTTTGGAATAATTGAAAATAATTAAAAGGATTTTTATGAAACTGATTACAGCATCACTATTACTAGCGTTACTTACTGGCTGCGCTACATCGGCAGTAACAATAGACAAAGCCAAACCAGCGCCTGCAGAAAGAGTGCTCATCGGCAACACCGACAGTGCAGACGCAAAAATCACCATAATCAGAGATAGCGGCTTTATGGGTGGCGGTTGTTATGTTGATGTGTACGTAAACGATGCGCTCGCGGCAAAGTTAGATACCGCGGAAAAAGTTACCTTCAACGTCAGATCAGGTGAGTTGATCTTAGGTTCTCAGCCATCAGGTAGCGCACTATGCAGTGGCGCCAGCATTCGCCATTTTGAAACCAGCATTAGCCAAGGCCAGCACAAACTATATCGCGTGATGACAGACCAAAACGGCAATCAGCAAATCATCTCTGGCGGTATTGCGCCAAATTAAGCTTAAATAACAAGGAGTCGTTATGATCAAAATTGAGCTGACTGAAAAACAATTTGAGGCGTTATCGAAAAAGAAACTGGCCGACGTTGTTACCCTATGCGCCACAGTTGACAGTTTAAAGCAAACTAATCCAGCGATGGCGCCATTTTTAAATAAGTTCCTCAGCAATGAAACTACCGAGGTCATTTATAACGGTGGATCTAATGCAGGCAAACCGCGGAAGTTGATTTTGCAAAACATAAAGCCAGACGGTGCATTTACGGCTTTCTGCATAGAGTCTGACTCCAGCAAATCATTCAAGTTGGAAAAGGTCGAACTAATCGATTAACCACAGCACCTATCCCGTCTTTATAGCCACCTCCTAGGTGGCTTTTTTGTATCTGCACAAACCAAAAAATCACGAAGCGAAAAGAATCGAATCGTTTTGAACACACTAAAATAAAAAATAAACACATTTCGTGTTGACAAAAGAAACACAAAGCGTGATTATCCAGCCATCGGTTAGCGAAAACTAATCACGCTCTTTAACAGACTGGCCCATGAACAACTAACCTTGGTCCCCTCGTATGTGAGGCTACCAAGCTAGGTTACTCCGAGGAACACGCGGCGGAGGATAGTAATCCGCGTAAACAGACCTATACACCGCTATTGGCGACCGGACTGTTTGAGTGGGAAGAGCCCATAAGAACAGGTACTAAATGGTTTCACTGCGAGCATGACCCAAATATGTGTATAGCCCCGCCCGTTCTGGCGGTGAGGTAAGAACACCATGCACCTGTTTAATCAGGTTGCATTGGGAAAGTGGCTGAATAGTAAGACTCGACTACCGATTGAGCCAACCGTGGTGCTATAGGCTCCACCCTTTCGGTAACTGGAAATGAGCGCCAGTCAGCCACCTTCACCAATGCGACTTATAAGCCAGCCTGCGGCATCGACAGGCAAAAACTTGAGGATATGAAATGAAAAAAAATATTTTAGCTATTGCTGCATCAATGATTATGGCTGGGCAAGCTCCATCATTCTATATGCAAAATGAAGTTCGCCAAACTTTGGCCTACAGAAGTACAAAACGCAAAATTAGCGGAAAGCCAGCTACAAAAGGGAAGCGTCATGCCTCGCTTAAGTCTCGTGCAAACCGTCGCAAATAGGTTTTACAGCTGGCTCTTGCGAGAGCTAGCGATAAAACCAACTAATAGATAAGGATAAACAATGAGAGTTGAAAACGATGTACTTGCTGTACTGAGTCGCGCAGAGGTGAGCGGTAATGCACTGGTGCTTACTGGTCAACTTGACCGAAAGATGTACGAGCGCACAAACAAAGTAATTGAAGCGGCTGGCGGAAAGTGGAACCGAAAAACTAAATCACACATATTCGACGATGAAGCCGCTACGCGAGTGGACCAAATTATTCTGACAGGTGAAGTCGAAATCCCTAAAGACGAATTTAATTTTTTCCCGTCACCTCCTTCTGTTGTGGCGCGGTTAATGGAATTGGCAGATGTGCAGCATGGTATGAAGGTGCTAGAACCTAGCGCTGGAAAAGGCGCAATTGCCTACGCTTGCGCTAACGCTGGGGCAACTGTCGATTGCTACGAACTAATGGAATCCAACTTCTTAACCCTATACGGAGATTCTCGCCTAGGAGTGGTTCGTCACATGGATTTTCTAACGCAAACGCCAGAGAAACTTTATGAGCGTGTTGTGATGAACCCTCCATTTCTCAAGCAAGCAGATATCCGGCATGTACTTCATGCAGTGAACTTTCTCAAGCCTGGAGGCTTGCTCGTTTCTGTGATGGCGGCGAGCGTCACATTCAGAGATAACAAATTAACACAGGACTTCCGCGATTTAATATTTCACCGAGGAGGGAATATAGAGCCACTTCATAACGGTGCATTTAAAGAGTCAGGAACGATGGTTAGGTCGGTAATTGTGACAATACAAAATAAGTAATAACACCAGCCTGCGGCACCAGCAGGCAAGTAACAGAGGACAAGCCCATGTGACTAACTAGCCGTTAGAAGCGGCCACTTACACGCGCAGGTTATGACTGCGCCCCGAGTATCCATGTCGATAGCCAGCTTTGGATCTGGTTAGGGTTAATAAACAAGGGCCCACTGGTAAAGCAGCGCGAACGCCTGAAAGTCGCGCACCAGTTATTAGCGGCAAGATTGCTGCAGATGACGTGTTCAGGCCGCCGGATGACGTAACCGGCACCGTTTACACCGCAGGGAGCAATACTATGAAAGCCCAACAACCTGATTTTATCGACCTAGTGCTAATGCTATTAGCTAAGTTAATCCCCTTCGACTTGTTCTAACCAACCCGCTTTACCCAACCAAGCAACCCTTAACCCAATACAACCCATGCGAGGTGACCTATGCCCCACCCAATCGCAGCGCATAACTGCGCCCAACTGCTACCCGTAGAATCGCAACTGCTGTTACACCTCAGCATTGCCTGTCGCCTCGCCCAATTACCCGAGCTGATGCATTGCCCAACGGTGATCCAGCGTAAAAACGAGCTTGAGGCTTATTTGCAAAGCCATGTTTGCAGCTATGCCTTCCGTGAGCGCTTCCACGTCACCAAACTGGACGAAGGCCCACTAAAAACCACCGCATTAAACGAAGTGGCCAATATCCAAGTCAGCCGCAGCGGCCGCGTAAAACTCACCCGCATCGCCGAGCCACCAGCAATCAATATCACGGTTAGCGATAGAACCATCAGCTGGCTCAACCGCAGTTTTCACCACGCAAGCCAGCTAATGATTAATAAGGCAGATAGCCATGTTTGATGCTCAAGCACACGCCACCAGCGACGCCCTAGTCGCCATGCTATCAAGCGAGCTTGAACAAGAACGACAAGCTAAAGGCAACGGGATTGCAGCTTATTGTGATCGCTCAATAGCCGAATTAAACCAGCTGATCATCGACTATCCAGAGTCAAAAAGCGCATGGCTGCGCCATATCGATAGCTGGCAGCAGATAAAGCAAAAACACGGCTACAGCAGCGCACAAGATCTGCTTGACGATCAATATGCACAACTCGCCAGCAAAACCAACAGCTGAAGCCGCCACTGAATCAACCCCCACCCAAGCACAAGCAAGCGCCGCTTGATTGTTGCCGCCATTCACGAAAGAAGGAATAGAGCATGCTAACCCACGACAAACCTCAACACCGCGATATCAAAATCGGCCTAGGCCATATTGTGGCAGATAAACACGGTTGGATGTTGCCAGGTGGAAAGTTCACCGCTAACCGCGCCGTTGCCATCCGTGCCGCCAAAGGCCTGCACCGTTTCTTGGTTAAAAGATAAGGACGTCACATGAGCCAACAAATCGAAATCCCTGCATTTTTGCTTGAAATGTCACAGCAAATGCACCAGCAGAATAACCGCTGCACCGCCGAACCCATCTGGCAAGTTCGCTGCAAGCGCTATTTGCCAACAGAAGAAGGCTATGACGAACATCACTGGGAGATTGTTGATACCGATGGCGATGCCACCGCGCTGTATCGCTCTGATAAATGCGATAAGCAAGCACTGGCCGAATGGTTAGCTGAAAATGACCATCAATGGTGTAGCAATTGGTTGTTTGATAACGACATTGATGAAGTCTGTCACGATGTTACTCATGCATTTGATGAAGTTTTTATCAACGCCTTTATCGATAAATTTAATGTTGAATCAGATCACGACCAGCTACCTGATCCGCTTAAAAAGTTCCACCTTCAAGAAACGGAAGAAGTGATCAAAACCTGTTTTACCGAAGCCGATGCACGGGCATTTATCGCCCGTAAACAGCACGACTATCCAAAGCTTTACACCTATGTCGAATCAATGGTGTTTTGCCCCCAGATGATCCAATTACGCCATTGGATCATGTCACTCACCAAGCCAGAGGTGAAAGCATGAATCCAAGACACGACTTCTACGCCAAAAACTACCCTTGGCTTAACGCAGATCAACGTGAGTGCTTTGATTTTCTTTGTGACATTCACAATGGCGGTAATCACATGTTTGGCAAAATCCAAGCCTGTGGCGAGCATGGCTTAGTCATCAACAGTAAAGCATCGCATTACATGTCAACGTTTGACTATAGCAATCTTACAAAAGCAGTAGTACTTGCCCATGACCGCATGATCCGCTTTCAAATCGAACCCTCAGGACCACGTATGTTGAAGTTTATCGCTCATAAGCGCCACACCCGAGAAGGCGATTACTGTGAACGTCATCCGACCATTGAAGAAGCCATTATCACGGTAAGAGAGCAACACCCATGTGAAGAGGTGAAAGCATGAAACAGCGCCCCATTATCTTCAACACCGAAATGGTGCGCGCCATTCTTGATGGCCGTAAAACCCAAACGCGCAGACCAATCAATCCACAACCAGAGCCTGACACTGAAACATCCAAGGGCGGTTATTGGTTTCCTTGCCATGCATTTCAATCGATGGTGCATGTAGAGGATCTTCAAGATCCATTATGGCTGGGTATGGCGAGTGATGCCTGCCAAATTTGCTCAGTCGGCGATCAGCTTTGGGTGCGCGAGACATTTCAATATGGTTTATGCACAAAATCTGGTTTTGCTTATAAAGCAACCCATAACCCTTCTGATTTAGAAGAGGGCTGGAATGAAGTTATCAAATGGAAACCATCTATCCACATGCCGCGCTCTGCTGCTCGCATCATCCTTGAAGTAACCGATATTCGTGTAGAGCGATTAAACGATATCAGCGAACAAGATGCTAAAGCCGAAGGTTTGCAATATAGCTCCATTTACCAGCAATGGGGCGGAGTTGAAAAGCATTTAAGCCATAAGCCACATTCGCCTCATTGGCGTTGGTATAAAAATCCACAACATGCGTTTAAATCCCTGTGGAACTCAATCTATAAAAATTGGGATGCCAACCATTGGGTTTGGGTGATTGAGTTCAAAGTGATCAGCACCAAAGGCGGTGCAGCATGAATCTTTTAATTGCAGGCTTTGAATCGCCAAAGCGCATAGAGCTAATGCTGTCACTGACCAAAATCAGCTCAGAAAATCTAATCAAAGCCCTGATGCTGCATTACACCGTTACCTATCTGGAAAGCGCCCCATGGCGAGCAGCGATCCGGCACGATGTGCAACTGCCTAACTTTGTACGCGGACAAGAACGCCTCGAAGAAGTGGCCGCAATTGTCGAGGCAATCAAAGAAATCGACTGGGAAAAGCATCTTGCCAAGCTGGCCGCAGCCAACGCGCGGATAGCACAGCTAGAAAAACAATTAGCCAGTTATCAGTTAACTGATTCAAAGGAGCAAGTTGCATGAGCGTCAACAGCCAATATGCCAGCGCCCTGCGCGAACTCAAAACCAAACAATCCCACTTGCTAAAAGAAGTCGGCGACCAATGGCGCACGCCAGACGCGCTTTACTGGGGCATATTCGCGAAGTTTGGGCCCTTTATCCTCGACCTATTCAGCGATGGCGATAACGCCAAATGCCCACGCTATTACACGGTTGAAGATAACGCCCTAATCCAAGACTGGACCAAGGACTTAGCAGGCGGCAAAGCGTTTGCAAATCCTCCATATTCCCGCAGTAGTTACGAAGATAATCAAGCCATTACAGGTATGCGCAACATTATCGCCAAGTCCATAGATGAACGCGACAAAGGCGCTAAGTTTGTTTACTTGATTAAGTCTGCGACCTCAGAAGTCTGGTGGCCAGAAGATGCGGATCACGTTTGCTTCATCCGTGGACGTATCAGCTTTGACTTACCTGATTGGTTTGTGCCTGCAGACAAAAAGCAAGAAGCATCAAGCGCTGGGTTTGCCTGTGCGATTGCGGTATTCGATAAGACATGGCGCGGCGAGCGCATGAGCTATGTTAACCGCGACGATTTACTGCGCGACGGTCAAGTGATGCTCAATATGGTTGCTGCAGCGGCTAATAAAAAATCCGCAACCTACATCACTGAGACCATTGAAACGCGCCCAGATATTGCCGAACCAGTCGAGCCAATCATTGAGCACCAAGTAAATGATCAGCTCGATATCGAAGATCAAATCGCACGGGACAGCACGGTTGCAAACAGCGTATGGCCTAAAGAGGTTTTGGAGTTAGTCGAGCAAGCATTCAACGACAACCCAAACACTAAAACCGATGTTCGCCAGCAAATGCTGTGCGAGCGAGTAAACCAACGCTTACTCGATAACGTCCTTAAAAAAGACATTATCGCAGAGGTAAACAATATGCTCGATCGCTGCGAACGAGTGGAGGATGCAGCATGAAATCAACCACTACATTCAAGCCAAATCCTATAAATGAACTAGCACTTCAACATGCTGGTGACATGCCAGTAAAAGCCATTTGCACAAAATATGGTATTAGCGAAAAGCAACTACGAGCAGCAGCAAGATACCGCGGTATTTCACTGGCATATGGCAAGCCTGCAACGCTTAAAAAGCCTTGGACTGATGCAGACCTGCGGCAGCTTAAAGTGCTATCAGTCACGCACACATCAGCAGCCATCGCACAACAACTCGGAAGGACGGAGCTTTCCGTTAAGGGTAAAGCCTATTCACTTGGTATCCACTTTATGAAAGTTGGCGAGAATAACCCGTTGGCCAAGCACTCAAATCACGACATTGAACTATGTCGCCAACTGGGTGAAGCGGGTCTTAGACCGTATCAAATCGCTGAAAAAATGGAGATAGAACTAAGCCATGTTTGTCGCGTTTTAAAGTTTGAGGCCCGTTATAAAGAACTTGGAGCAAGGGTATGAGAGGCTTAATCGTAGATAACTTTGCGGGCGGTGGCGGTGCTTCCACTGGTATGGCTTGGGCTCTAGGTCGCAGCGTGGATATCGCAATCAATCATGATCAAGATGCTATCGCCATGCACTCGGCCAACCATCCCGAAACGCTGCACTATTGCGAGTCGGTATTTGATGTGGATCCAGTGCAAGCCACCGCAGGTAAGCCGGTTGCGCTGGCGTGGTTCTCGCCCGACTGCAAACATTTCAGCAAGGCCAAAGGCACTAAGCCAGTAAATAAAGAAATTCGCGGCCTCGCGTGGGTAACCATTCGCTGGGCAATGAAGGTACGCCCTCGAGTGATCATGCTTGAGAACGTCGAAGAATTTAAAACGTGGGGGCCGTTAATTCAATGCCCGGTAACGGATGCAATGCACCCATGCCCAGAGCGCAAAGGCGAAACCTTTAACGCTTTTGTTAGCATGTTAAGCACGGGCGTTGATGCCGATCACCCTGCACTAACCGAATGCGTTGAAACCTTAGGCTTGCTGGATAGCGCCAAGTTAATCAAAGGTCTCGGCTATAAAGTGGAGTTTCGCGAACTACGAGCCTGTGACTACGGCGCCCCAACTATTCGCAAGCGCCTATTTATGATTGCCCGTTGCGATGGTCAACCCATTGTGTGGCCACAGCCAACCCACGGCGCACCAGATAGCGAAGCGGTTAAATCAGGCAAGCTATTACCATGGCGCACCGCCGCTGAGTGCATCGACTGGTCACTCCCCTGCAAATCCATCTTTGGCCGTAAAAAGCCGCTGGCTGAAAACACCCTGCGCCGCATTGCCAAAGGTATTCAGCGCTTTGTGATTGATGCTAAAGAGCCGTTTATAGTACCAAATGATGTGCAGTTAGCGCCTTTCATCACCGAACACGCTAACGCCAGCAGCCAACGCAATATGCCCGTTAACGAGCCATTACGAACTATCTGCGCCCAAGTCAAAGGCGGTCACTTTGCCGTGGTGCAACCTGTGCTTGAGAAGGTTAACGACAACATCCCAACTTTCACAGAATGGTTTGCCAAAACAAAGAATTTTGGTGGTAGCTACGAGGAATATGTTTCGCTTTACGGAGATGATCAATTAACAGATCCTGTGCTCACTGCCGCCAATATCTGCAAGCATTACGGTGGCAATTACACAGGACCAGGTGATGACCTAAACAACCCATTGCCAACAGTGACAACAGTTGATCATAACGCGCTGATCACCAGCCACATGATCAAGCTGCGCGGTACTAACATCGGCTTCCCGATGGACGAACCCGCACACACCATCACCGCAGGCGGATTACACCTCGGCGAAGTTCGGGCGTTCTTCATCAAATACTACGGCAACGAGCAAGACGGCGTGGCCTGTAACGAACCACTGCACACTATCACCACCAATGACCGCTTTGGCCTAGTGATGATCAAGGGCGAACCCTATCAAATCATCGATATCGGTATGCGCATGCTCGAACCCCATGAGCTATTCGCCTGCCAAGGCTTCAACCCTGAATACATCATCAACAACTACAACGGCAAATCGAGCAAAAAGCAGCAAGTCGCCCGTGTTGGTAACTCAGTACCGCCGCAATTTGCCGAAGCACTCACCCGAGCAAATCTCCCCGAGCTTTGCACACAAACCGCCGAAGCAGCATAGGAGGCAGCATGAACCTAAACGACTGGACTCCGCCATGTTGCCCACAGTGCAAAGCAGATGAAATGCGGCACATTTGTTTTTCACACGTACCAAGCTGGGCGGCGTTCAAAAAGAACGGTTGGTATTGCGATAGCTGCAAGGCTGGCCCATTTCAACTAGGTAGCGTGACAGAACAAGACGCCGCGAAGTTTTCAAAAAAACTGAATACCAAAAGGAGGAAGCATGAAGCAATCAACCGCAATCCGCGCAGCGCTTAAGCAATGGTACGCCATGCCACGCAAACAAGCATGCAGCTGCCGACAATTTATGAAACAACTCGCCGAAGAATTGGCAAAGGAAGGTAAGTGATTACAACTAAACGCAGAGTGTTATTAGACGGCAACGGCTCAGGCCAAATCAACGTCGAAGGCCTTGGGGTTTACGTCCCTGCCATTGAGCACGACCATCTTAAGCAAAAGCTGATGGCAGAGATTCAAAATCTCAAAGACGAGAGTAATGCTTACAAAGTATATCTAGAAACTGCAGCGAGTTTGAGCGAGCAGCTTAAATCTATCACCGCCGACCGCGAAAAGTTGGCAGCCAAGTTAACAAAGTTAGATGAACTTGCAAGCAGATTTATCGAAGATTCAGAAGAAATAGCAGAGTTCTTTGATGTTATGGGTGGAAGAAACCACTTGGCTTTAGCAAAGGATATTCGAGATATTGCTGATCAAATGGCTGATTTGCTAAATGAGCAAACAGCTAAGGGTGGTGAGTGATGTTTGAGTTTACTGAAGATAAAAAAGGTTTAAGACCTAAGTATATTGGCACAATCAAACATAACGGCATTAGAAGAACTTTAATGGTGTTAATGACTTTGCCCACTATCTTAGCGGTGATTTGTTTGAATTTTTTTATGTTTTTAGTCTACGTAATTATGGCGTTTTGGAAACTTATTTTATTAGGAACATTTAAACTTTTGGCTGGTATGTTTCAGGCTAAAACATGGGAAGTATGGCATAAGCCAAGGCAGGTGCATGATGACTCTAAATGA